CTACACTCTAGCATAGGGTGCTATTGCACCAGGTAACATTGCCATTTCTATTGGTGTTACTTTCCATGCTGATTCGGGCTGTATATGGACTTTCTTAAGTACGCTGTTCGGCATTTCAGCAATTATGTCCTTAGCCTCTTTTCCTTTGAGCCACTGTATTGGCAAACCTGCCTGCATCGCGAGAAGCTCCATAGGATCTACTCTTTCTCCAGCATCTGCGGTGAGCCATTTACGTTTTAACTCGTGTCCCATGACTGCTTGGGTTTCAGGTAGTTCGATCTTTTCAGTAGCTACGCTAGCGCTCGTGTGTTTGAGCTTTGTGGCCCTACCTATGTAGGAGCCATAGGCTTGTCTAAGTAAGTCTCTATTCACTTGGCCAAAACTCACCTTTCCTAGCAACCCGGGATATTGCTGTATTACCCAGTTTTCGAAATCGCGGATTCCTTTGATCGTCGCCAATTCAAGTTTGGGCTTGAATACTTGTTCCTCTGTCTTTTCAGGTGGTGTTTGCTCAAGTTGTTTTGCTCCAAATAGATTTGTATTCTGTAGAGCTGTTTTCCAGTCTATATTTTTACATAGCCAGTTGCATGATGCTATCGCCAACTTGGCAGCTATAGCAGCATCCAGTCCTCGGCGAACGAGGCCAGCAGCTGAATCCGACACTTGTTGAGGCAGTGCTGCTTCTGAGTAGACTGATCTCTTATACCATGATCCGGACACGAAATTGACTAGAGCTGGTGCTAGTGGCTGTCTTGGCAGTTCTTGCTCCAATGAGAAATTGTATTGTAAGAATTCGCCACACTGTTTAGACAGCATGACTTTCCTCTTCTGCAGCTTATGTCCCTGCAGTTCTAGTTGTTTAGTGTACATTATTGCATCGTACCAATCCAGTCCTATCATAATCTCGTCGTCACCGCAGAATCTTTTCATGCAGGATCTCAGCGTTGGGCAGTCTTGTTCTAGCACTTCTATTGCCATCCTACTATATACTACATGTAGCAGTGTGTTGTCACGAGCAGTGTCTCTCTCTCCGCTAGACAATCCTTGATTCACCAGTGTTCCATTGAGTGTGTGTGATAGATGGGCTCTCGCCATCCACCGCGCAGCACGAGCCCTCTCGGTACACCCGAGCTGCTCAAACCTGTCAGCTATCGCTTTGGCCAGTGCATGCCTGCAGTAGATTGTGTGGGTCTTATTAAAGTCTGAATAGTCTATGCAGAGTATCCATTGCATACCTTGATTGCCTTCTACCGCTTTGGCAGTTTCTTGGACGTCACTCGGTCGTTGTCGCATGACTGCACCACCTATGCTCATCGTTTTCTCTAATCCGGAGGAGACGTATGAGGCTGCTAAAAAACTATAGTCATCAGCAGCGTGTAAAGGGCGTCTTTTACGCCCTGGTTCGTTCTTGGTGGCGGCCCTGCACTCTATAGCTGGCTCTCTTTTGAGTATTGAGTCCAATTCCATTGGCCTATTCAGCCACGCCATCTTTTTGGTACGTGGTACAGCTTTGTCTGTTGCCCACCGCTCTATCAATGGTTGCTTCCCAGCAGATTTCTCTAAACTAGAAGTGCCTTGCGGGAGCCACAGCGCTCTTGTTTTGGTCCACTTGTCTGTGTTTTGGTCATAAGTATTTTCTGCCGTGAGCGACTGATGTATCAATTTTTCAGTATGTTTTTTGAAATGTGTCTTCCAGCTGGTAGTGTGATATTTGTGTTCGTCTTCGTAATAATGCACTGTTGAGATAGAATTTCTTGCCATTTTCTCAGCTTCTATGTCGTGTCCTCTCAAATCCCTGCCTGTGAGAGTCTTGACCCTCGCCAGTAGGACATGCGACATGTGTCTTCCTCCTTCGATGGAAGAAGATCGGCGAGCAATTTGCTCTGCTTCCATTAGGTTCAATTCCTCATCTAGCCATGTGTCCAGATGGCATCTACCCATTCGACATGCTACTGCATGGCACCCGTTGTCTCCCATCGTACGCATCCATAGTAGCAGAGCTGCGACTTGGTAGTCAATTGCTCCTTTTTGCAGTTTGATCACAGTCACCTCGCAATCCGTTAGTGGTGAAATAGAGTTGAGTACGCTTAGCAGGCTGACCCTCATCTTTCCGACAAATCCAGCCGGTACTTGTGCAAATCCATCAGTCATGTCAGTACTCGGTATGATTACACGTTCTTGTTTTCTTCTACAGTAGTTACTAGGGTGGGCAAACCATGCTGCCCAACTAGGTGCTGCTTGCCAACGTGCTGCAGCCTCGGCCCCTGCGAGCCCATACCCGGCTGCTAGTTGCAGCCTCGTGGCGCAGCAGCGGGGCAGGTGCATCAGCGCAGACTGCCTACCGCACTCAGTACTGCAACGTCTGGCGCAATTGCGGCAGAGTCCTCTGACAATGTAGCTCCATCTGTCGTTGTTCCTGAGCCACTCACCTCCATGGATTCGGATTGTCGTGGGGATCGAAAATTTTCGTCAGGGGGGCTGTCTGCCTCTGTGTTGTTGTTAGCTGGTGGGTCCTCTTGCGGCGGCGGGTCGTGCTTTGCATTTGCAGCTTTGTCTGCCTCTAATGCACGCAGTTCTGTTAATGCCAACGCTTCTTGCAATCTAGTGATGATCAAGTCTTTTGTGGTTACGGTGGCATTCGTCGGCAGTGCGGATGGGCTGAAATTAGCTGCCTGGATTAGCCATGTTATAGAATCACGGTCTCCTATCAATTCACCGGGCACGGCCCATTCCTCAGCTGTTTTTAATGACAATGCTGCCTTGAAGCCTCCATATTCAGCAGGCATCTCCTGCGCGGTTGTTATAATGGTGCGTATCACCCTATCGTCCGAAGCCATTTCTTTGAGTCTCTGGGGTGGGTTCGTTAGGCTTTGGTCGCGGTTTTTGGCCTTAGGAACGGTCTGTGGCAGATCTGGTGTTTGTGGAGCTGGGCCATTTCCTGCTTGGGGCATCTCGGGATCACGACCTCCTCCACCTGTGTTGTCAGCGGGTTCAGTCGGCTGTAGTATTGTTGGGGCTGGGTCAGCCCACAGTTTTGCAAATTCAGCCCCAGTATTGATTGAGTGGCCACTCCTGTCTACATACCATTGCCCCTTCGCGCGCTGTCTGCACATATTGCTAAATCTTGTCAATACTTGTCTGTTTGGGAACTTTGCACTTATGGTATATCTATGGGTACCCAGCACATTTCTGTCAGGGAAATTAGTTTGTGTGCGCATTGGTGTCCTCATTGGTGAGCGAGCAACAATATGTGGGTCCAGACATGCAACAGTGGTATATACTACTTCAGCACCTGCTTCTTGCAAGACCGCGCTGAGCAGTGCTTTCGAGCCAACAAATCCGGTGGCTTCTACTGTCACATATGCACCTATAGGAATATTGTGAATTTCTTGTGGAGTCCATTTACAATACTTTGCAGTGGCTGCGTCATTGGTCAGAGCGATTGGCCTAATGTATAAGTGGGCACTAGCATCTGTTCTTTCGTCGAAGGCTGCTGTTCTAAAAGCATTGAATTTTGTGGGATGCACCCGCTTGAGCAATTCTGTTTGCAGTGATATGCCCAGCTTCTTTCGCAGTGCTGAGGCTGCCCTCATTATTCTGATGGCGCCGTCAACCATACCGCAGCAGTGGCGTTCGTAGGTAGACATTTGGGCTCTCATAGCCGCTGGAGTGTCATCAGCAAAGAGGTGAGTTTTGACGGCCCAACCTAATCCCGTGAGGTATGTGAGCCCCTTGCAGGCAGCTTCTATTACATCAAGTGTAGTACAGTTTTTGATGCCTATCGATGCTGGTACTATGTCTATATTGGTGGCGTTCAAGGAAAAGGGCGTGAGCATCAGTCCCAGAGTGTTGCTGGCAGGGAGGGCGATTGCTATCTTGCCTGCTTCTCCGGTAGCACAGATCCCAAAACCGTTTGGCCTCAACGCCAAGGTAGCCACGAAATTCTTTGCATTCAGAGACTGCCTTTTAGTACCACTGATATTTTCTAGCCATCCTATCGCTGCCATCACCTGTGCAGTGCCAAGGTGTGTTGTGGGTGGTGCCAGTTCGCTTGGGAGATTGTGGTGTATAGCAGCCCCTTGGATAGGGGGCCACAACCAGTCTGCTATGCCAGCGTTCTCCAATTGGGAGCTAATTGCTATCTTGAGTACAGGGGCAATGTCTGTCGCTGCTGGCGAACTGCAAGTGTCGAAGAACAGCGGGCTACTTCCACCGGCCCCGCTGGCTGCCACTGATGCGGCCCATTGCGAAAAAGTTGGGATTTGCCTAGTCATCGAATCTGCCCCAGAGGATATTCTAGGCAAATATTCGCTCTGAGTCACTGTTTCCGCCACCGCTGCAGAATAGTATAGTGCCCATAGTCGTACGTAATACTTTGTGGCATCTATGTTGGAAACGGCGGCAGCCCTGATCATAGACCTGCTTCTAGTTTCTATGTCTATGTTTCTAGTCGTTGTGGACCAGGTTGCTGCTGCGCCGAGAGCAGCCAAAACTCCTTTGTCTAGCCAGTGGGTGGCTAAGCTTGCAAATGCAGGAGCTAGCTGCATTTGCGTTTTGGAATCGGACCTCACATCGGTCCAGGCAATGTTTGCTTGCGTCACTGCTCGCCACACATGACCAAAATCATGGACCTCTTTTTCCCTGTGTGCTCCGTCAAGCAGTACGGCGCTTGCACGCAGGTCTACGCCTTCTGGTGTTACTTGTGGGACAAAGTCAGCAGGTCTGAGGTCCTGTTCTGGATCGTCTGGACTTTCTGTGGAAGTAGTGGCGTCTACATCGGGCATCACTTTCTCGATGACAGTTATTATGTCTAGTTGTGATTGCCCGTGTCCTAAAACCACCGTTCTGACCACATGTCCTTGCTCATCAGTGACTACGTGGATAGTAGGAACACGCAGCACGAAGAATAGCTCGTTTTCTCTAATAGCTCTGCGGGTGGTATAACTGACTGTACCTTGAGCAGTAGTCTTGGTAGCCTCACACAGCTCTTTTATTTGAACGCGATTCTCAAGGTCTTTCTCTACTATAGCGAAGTATACCGCCATGTCATGGTTATTGTGACAGAGTCCTGCACCTAGATATACCCTGTCAACAGCATATGCTGTGGTACATACTTCAGGGTCATGGAGTGCAGCGACTACCTTGATAGAGTCTGGACCACTCATACCTGTTAGAGCGGCTCTAAGAGCATATTCGTCATATGGGTCCTTGTGCTTGTGTGCAAGCAGACCCGTTGGCATACCATGATGGTCGTATAAGAGCAGTGCAGAAGATTCTACGCGTTTATTTGACAAAGGCTGCATGTTTCCACAAACATAAACAGCTTTCTCTTGCGTAGTTACACTGGGATGTGGCGCTAGCGCGGTAGGGGGATTAGATATTTTGGAGTGTGAAATTCCGCTGTCGAAATGTTCTTGTTGCTCGCAGCACATCAATTTGCGTTGTGCTGATTTATTGAATTTTTCAGTCTTTAGCTTAGAAGCCTGGCCAAGGGCTTCCCCGAAAGTCAAGACTGGGCAACTTCCGTAATTTTTTATTGACCAAAAAACATTAAGTTTTTGAGTGTTC